ACCTCACGAAGGGTTCGGGTTCCAGCCTCTCGGCCATGATGTTTGGTGTGTGGAGCGATCTGCTCATCGGCCAGTGGTCGGGTATCGACATCCTCGTCGATCAGTACAGCGGTTCGAATGCCGGTACGGTGCGCGTCGTGGCTTTCCACGATTGCGACTTCGCCGTGCGGCACCCCGAGTCGTTCGCCGAGTGCAACGAGATCGTCACGACCTAAGAGTGATCGATCTAGCCGCATTGGAGGGTCGCCATCGTGGGCAGCGTTGCGCTGTCCTGGGTGGTGGCCCGTCCTTGGTGGAAGACATCAAGGCGGTGCAGCCACTGTTATTGCAGGGGGGCGTGTTGGTTGGAGTCAATCAGCACGCTCTCCTGCTCTCTCTTGATTACATTGTTTACCAAGACAAAGAACTCTGGCCGTTGTTGAAAGATCATGCGCCAGTGATTTCGCACCACAAGGATGCGTGCGATATTTGGTCGGGCATCTGTCCCGACTTCGGATTCTCCGGCGGCACGGCAACGTGGATCGCTGGATTTATGGGCTTCGACCAGATATACATCTGCGGCTGCGACAACTACATGAGCAACCGGCGGTACTGGCACAGCAAGTTAGGCGATCTGCGCGTCGAGGAAGGTATCTCCAACGTGCAAGCATGGATCAAGGTTCGGGACTACATGAAAGAACCCGAACGGGTACGAGTGGTTTCTGGCTGTCTAACACAGGTATTCCAAGGATTATGAAAGTCGAGATGATCCGCTCCCGTCTTTACAACGGGCAAACGCTTGAACGTGGCCGGGTGGTCGAAGTAGACCCGACCTTCGGAAAGTGGCTTGTGGGCCGTGGCATGGCGGTCGAGTACAGCCGCCCGTCTTTCTTCCAGCCAGAGCAGCCGAAACGTGGACGACCGCGCAAAGGAGATTGAAAAGTATCGCGACGTCTATAGCCGCTATCCGCACTACGCGATGGCCGACGATAGACTGCACCCTGTCCGTGCCGCATTGAGAGCCTATACGGGGGCTTTTCTAGACGTATCCTGTGGCAGGGGTGAGTTGATCCGCGAGGCCGCTGTAATGGGCTTTAATCCCGTTATAGGCACGGAGGCTGTGCCGGAACTGTGTGGCGGCAATGTGCAAAACGCCACCATCACGAGCCTACCCTTTGCCGACAAGTCGTTCGACGTAGTGACTTGCATCGACGTAATCGAGCACATTCTGGAACCGGACATCGTACCGGGGCTGCGAGAACTCGAGCGCGTCTGCCGTGGGACGATCATCATTGCCGCAGCCGATTACCCTACATGGTGGGACGGTGTGAACCTACACCCTTCTGCGCGACCATACCCGGAGTGGCATCGGCTATTCAGCGAGACCTTTAGCGGGACGGTGCGATTGATCGGGCCGACCTCAACCAGCGAAATGTGGAGCGTGACGTATGCCAGTTGAAAGCGCATTCGACCGCTCGGCATTTGTATCGGATGCGGCGGTGACCTTTATCTACAAGAACCAAGGCACGCGCTATACCATGCGCGGCATATTCGACAGCGACTATCAAGGCGTGAATGTCGCCGATCCAGAGTTTGCCAGCGATCAGCCGCAGATCACGCTGCCAACCTCTGCGCTGCCCTTCGAACCGCTGCAAGGCGATAAGGTTTACTACAACGAAGAGGTCTACAACGTCCGCAATTTCCGAGCAGATGGCACAGGCATGACTGTGCTTGTCCTCGAAATCACAACGGGCTTGTCTGCGCCATGAGTTTCGAGAGCGCATTTGATCGACTGTCGATGGTGGCCTCTACGGACTGGGGCACATCGGCTGTGTACCAAAACCGAAAGACGCGGTTTCCGATTGTCGGCATATTCGACAACAACTACCAAGGCGTTGACGTTGCCGAGGTTGAATTCGCAAGCAGCACGCCGATCTTGACCATCCCGACGGCAACGCTGCCGTGCAAGCCAGTGGTCGGCGATTTTGTGATTATTGACTGCCGGAACTACACGGTTAGGAACTTTCGCGCAGACGGCACGGGTATGACCGTGCTGCATCTGGAATACATGACCGAGTTGGAAATCGCAACGGTCAACAATCTGCTGCTGCAAGACGGCTCCAATATGCTGCTGGAGAACGGCGGCTTCATCTTGCTTGAGGTGAGCAACTGATGGCACACGCACGCACACAAGTACGCAATGCCGTGGTCTCGATGCTGCAAACCGCAGCGGTCGCCGATACGGTGTCAAAGTCGCGGGTCTATCCAATCCCTGCCGACACGGTATCAATGGCACTGGTCTACACCAATGCCGAGGCTATCCCGCAGACCACGCTGACATACCCGCGCAAGTTCGAGCGAGAATTAAATCTTGTCGTCGAATGCGTGGCGCGAGACTCTGACTATTTAGACGACCGCCTCGACCGATTGTGCGAGGCAGTCGAGAACGCTATCGGAGCGGACAATACGCTCGGCGGCGTGGTAAAGGATTGCGTGTTAAGCGACACGCAAGTGACGCTCGACTTTAGCGGCGATGCGCCAATAGGGTCAGCGAGGATGCAGTTCCGTGTGTCTTACCGGACTGCGGAGACAGACGCAGGGACTATCATTTCTTAAGGAGATAACACAATGGCAAATCATCATGGCTCGGAAGGCGTGGTTCGGGTTGGCGCAAACACTGTCGCCGAGGTGACGGGTTTCTCGTTCACCGCGACGGCGGAATACGCCGAGGACACCACCCTTTCGGATACGGCAAAGACCTACAACGTGACCGCGATCACCTCGTGGAACGGCTCTGTGACGGCATTTTGGGACGAGACGGATACCACTGGGCAGATCGCTCTGGCTCCTGGTGCTAACGTCTCGCTCGTGCTCGCGCCAGAGGGCGTGGACAGTGGCGATACGCGCTACAGCGGAAACGCTCTCGTGACCGAGATCACACGCAACGTGCAGCGCGGTGCGATCACGGAAGTAACCTTCAACTTCATCGGCAACGGTGCTCTGACTGCTGCCACCTCTTGATATAGCGAGGACTTATGAACTGGAAAGAACAGGCGAAATCGCAATTCGCTGAACGGCGCAAGCCGGAGACGCTCGTTGCGATACCTGTACCGGCTTGGAAAACGACTGTGTTTTTCTGGCCGGACATGACGCTCGCCGAGCGTCGTGAAATCTTTATGCTGGCAAAGCAGAAAGGCGACGAAACCGTGCTAGACCTAGAGGCAATGGCGATCACGCTGATCGTTCGCGCTAGGGATATTGAGGGCAAGCGTCTGTTCAGCAAAGCCGAGCGCATGGAGTTGATGAACGACTACGATCCCGAGGTTATCGCGGAGATCGTGTCGGCCATGAACACCCCAGTTCCAAGCATTGAGGACGCAGAAAAAAACTAATAGAGGACGGGCATCTCCGAGCGATTTATGCTCTCGCGCTACGGCTGCACGTCCTCCCCGAGCAAGTTTTTGAGATGACAGAGAGCGACTTCTACCATCTTCTCGCGGCCTGTAAGTTGGAAGCGGAAGAGCAGGAGAAATCATGGCGCAAGCACAAGTAGTCCTCACAGCGGTTGACCGCACGCAAGTTGCGATCAACTCCGCACTCAAGGGAATGAAAACCTTGGAGCGGACGGCGAAGGTAACAAGCAGGGCAATCAATCTTGCGTTTGGTTTATTAACTGGGAGTGCTTTGGTTTCTGCTTTTGGAAAGATTAACGAGGCCGCTAAAAAAACAGAAGAAGGTCGTGCTGCGCTTTACAATTTGAATAAAGCACTAAAAGACCCAGCATTGGTTTCTGCGGCAAACGCACTTGTGAGCATCCTTGTTAATGGCTTTACATCGGCCACTATCGAGTTAACAAATTTTATAAAAGCCGCTCGAGTTGAACTAGCATCATTTGGGTTGATAGAGGGTGGGCCGGAAGAAAAATTACAATTATTGCAAAGGCAACTGGCAGAAACTCGAGGAAACATGGGGATGAGAAACCCCACTATGCTTACAAAAAAAGACATAGAAGAAAGAAATAAAATTCTTGCTCAAATAAATGAACTAAAGTCATCTATGCTGACTCCTGTGGTTATAGAATCAAAGAAAAAACCAATGAGTGAGTTGGTAAAAAGATTGGCAGAGCAACGACGTAGAGAGTTAGAGCGTGCAAATATCAATACAATGACGGAGATTGAAAAAGCCGTAAAAGATTTTGAAAAATTCAATCAAGACTTGACTACTCTATTGTCTGCAAAAGCAATAAAGCCAGATGAAGCAAGCCAGCGATTAAAGGAATATTTAGATAAAATTTTGCCGGAGGTAGAAGTAAAGTCAGAAAAGATCTTTCCGCAAATAAAAGAAAAAACAGATCAAATGAGTGAGTTTGCGAAAGAAGCAGCAAAACAAATGCAGCAATCTTTTGCAGACTTTCTTTTCGACCCTTTTGAGAACGGCCTAAAGGGTATGCTCTCCGGCTTCCTAAACGTGATCCGCCGAATGATTGCAGAGGCCGCAGCAGCGACCATCTTGGAATCGTTGTTCGGCGGGTACCGTGGTAAGGGCGGATGGCTTGGAGCCTTGGCCGATGCGCTCATTCCTGCTGGTAACACGAGGGCAATGGGCGGCTCAGTCTCTGCTGGAACCCCGTATCTGGTCGGCGAGCGCGGGCCGGAGATGTTCGTGCCTGGCACCTCGGGCAACATCGTGCCCAATAACAAAATGGGCGGCGTTACCGTGTCGCCGGTTTACAATATCGACGCTCGCGGTGCGAGTGCTGATCTACAAGATGCGCTGCCGGGTATCCTCGCGGAGAACAATCGGCGCATATTCGACGAACTCGACAGACGCTATGGGATAGGCCGATGACAGACTATGTATTGCCTCCCGACCTCGTTGCGTCGGATGTAGAGTGGAGCCTGTTCGACAGCACGGCAGTGTTCGCATCGCCGCTCTCTGGCGCAGTGCGTACCGTGTCGCGTCCCGGCACTCGCTGGGGCGTGCGGATGACCTTTCGCAGCGTGTCGGATCAGAAGCGACGACGACTGATGTCGCTGATCGCTATCCTGCGAGGCCGTGCCAATCGTGTGTGGCTTACCGATCCCGCCTATACCCTCTCCGGTTCTTTCTCCTGCCCAGAGTTACTGACCAACAATGCAGCAGTTACAAATACAACTGGATTCAGTTCCAGCAATGCTGAACTCGTCCTTTCGGCTGATAGCCATCTTGGTTTGCGCCTCACTCGCACTGGCGTTACTGGCGACCGTTATGTTTATCAGTCTGCCGCTACTACTGTTGCGAGTGCTCCTTACGCGATACGGATGCTCTTGGCCGCTGGTAAGGGCAACGCTCGAGCCTCGATGGAGGCTGGTACGTCGCAAGGTGCGACAGATGTTCTAAACGGCGCAACGCGCACGTCGGCCGGAATGTATGTGGACAGTTTCACAGCATCTGGCACGAGCACGCATCTGTCCTTCTACGACTACATTTCGGGACGCGCTGCGGGCGACTTCCAGTTTCTCTCGTGGGTATCCTCGGCTCGCTGTGCGCTGGTCAACGGCGCATCGCAGACAGGCGGCACGCTTATCATCGACGGCCTGCCGACATCAACCAACGGGCTTGCGAAGGCGGGCGACTGGTTCGAAGTCAATGGCGAACTCAAGCGCATGACCGCCGACCTTAACTCCGACTCATCTGGGAATGGCTTTCTGATGTTCGAGCCTACGCTGCGAACGTCTCCGGCCAACAATGCGCCAGTGATCTTCCGCTCGCCAATGGGCCGGTTCATCGTGGCCGACGAGTCAACGTCTATGGGTACGCGGCCCGGTATCATCTCCGATGTCACGCTGTCCTTTGTTGAGGACATCACATGAGTCGTTTCGTCTCTGCCACTAACGAGACAGAGGCCGATAAACTAGCGGTGACCGTTGTCGTGCTAGCCGATCTTGACTTTGCGTCTGGCATGGTACGGGTACACGATGGCTCCGGCACGTTATCGTTTGGCGGTAACGACTATCTCGGCGCGGGTCAGTTTGCTGGCGTTGACATCATCGACGAAAATATCGACATCGTGGCACGCGGCATCAAGTTATCGCTGTCGGGTGTTGACTCAACATTTGTTGTGCCGACGATGACCGAGGTATATCAAAACCGCGATGTGACCATGTATCTCGGCTTTGTAAGTCAGACCACAGGCGCACTTATCGCCACGCCCGAGACCATCTGGGAAGGGCGAATGAACCAAATGTCCTTCAAGATTAACAATGGCAGCGCAGTTATTGAGTTAACTTGTGAGCATCGTTTACGCCGTGAGCCACGCATCGCTCGATATACGGACGAAGACCAGCAACTCGCATATAGCGGTGATCGGTTCTTCGATCTGATGTATGCGATCCAAGGGTTTATAGGCAAGTGGGGCGCACGCGATGCAACCTATGGCGGCTTCGGATTCAGTCAGCCCAGCCCTATTGAGCAGCGAGAGGTTAAGAAAGTCTGATGCGTAGGCATGACTGGGCTAGCAAACTGTACGAGCACATCGCAGCCAATTCTAGCCGTCAGTTTTCGTGGGGCGAGAATGACTGCTGCCTGTTCGTGGCGCGTGCAGTTGATGTGATCTGCGACACGAAACACGCCACTAGTCTCGCGTCTCGTTATCATGACGAGGCTACCGCACAGGCTTACATCGCGCAGTCGGGCGGCATCGCTGCGGCAGTCGATACATTCATCGGCCCTCATAAAACAGACGGGCGACCTATGCGTGGAGATGTTGCTTTGATAAAGCACAACAATCTTGAAGCACTAGGAATATGTGTCGGCTCTGATATCGCGGTTAAGACTACCGATGGCATCAGTTATGTTTCTTATTCCTGTGTGATTGTTTACTGGAGCACATAAGTGGCAGACGTAGGAACAATCATCAAAGGCTTGCAACTGGCTTTTAGTTCGTTTGCAAAAACTGCAATCGGTAAAGCAGTTATCAGCATTGCAACAACTATCGCTATCAATAAAGTAACAGAAGCAATATCTGGCAAGCCTCGTATAAATAAACAAGCCGCAGACGTTGAATATAGCGGCACGCTAGAACCTCGTCGAATTATTTATGGGGAGATACTTGCGTCCGGTATCAATGTCATTCCGCCGATGACCTCCGGCACGACCAACGAGTATTTGCACCAAGTTCTCGCCATTGCGGGCCACGAGTGCAATCAACTCGGCACTGTGTACTTCAACCGCGAGGCCATTGGCACGATCTCGGCGATCAGCGGAACCGATGACGACGGCAAAGTAACGACCGGCACCTACGCCAACAAGGCATGGGTGCGTCGTTATGCTGGAACATCTACGCAGACCGTAGACTATAAGTTAGCAGCGGCAAAGCCAGATCAGTGGACAGCGGCCCACGCTGGCAAAGGCATCGCCTATGTCGCACTAACATTCAAGTATGACGAGGAGACCTATAGAACCGGCAAGCCGGAACTGACGCTGCTGGTACAAGGGCGCAAGGTCTACGACCCACGGCTCGACTCTACGCGCAGCGGTGGCAGCGGATCGCAACGGGTTACAGACCCAACGACATGGGCATATTCGACGAACCCCGCGCTGTGCCTCGCCGACTATCTTATCGACGACTCGCTTGGACTTGGCGAGGACGATACCCGCATCGACTGGCTGAAGGTAATGGATGCGGCAGACATCTGCGACGAGACAGTAAACCTACCAGCGTCTGCAACGCAGAAGCGATACACCTGTAACGTCGCACTCACCGCGACCGATAGGTTCGAGGACAACATACAAGTTCTGTCGCAAGCGATGGCGGGAGTGTGCTACTACTCGGGCGGCTTGTGGCGCATCTATGCTGGCGCATGGTCGGCCTCTGCCTTCACGCTCACGGACTCTGATCTCGTGAATGGCGGTATCTCGGTTGTCACCGCTTACCCTTATAACCAACGGTACAACTCGGTGCGCGGGCAGTTCGTGAACAAAGACCGCAACTGGCAAGCGATGGAGTACCAGCCGGTTATCAATACGTCCTATGTGTCTGCCGATGGCGAGCAGATGTGGTTGGAGACCGACTTCGCAGCATGCACGAACGAGTACGAAGCGCAGCGGCACGCCATCCTTCTCTCGCGCCGCAGCCGCAACGGGCAAGTCGCCACGGTTAAATGCGGCATGAGTGCCTTTGGCATTCTGCCGTTTGAAACCGGCACGGTGACGTTCTCGGAGATTGGTTGGACGAACAAGACCGTGCGCTGCGAGGGCTGGCAGTTTGACCCTATGGGCGCAATCGAGTTAGTGCTGCGCGAGGAAGCGTCTACGGATTGGAACGATCCGCTGACGACCGATTATCTGACACCGACGAGCGTTACCACGCCGACCCCAGACATCTACGAGCCAAGCCCGCCAACGAACCTTACCGTCACCACGCTCGAGAGCAGCATCTATCTCTCGTGGTCTGCGCCTACCGTCGTGCCGCTTGGCTCCCAATATGATCTCTACGAGTACACCTCGCAGACCCCATTCTCGTCGGCCACGAAGGTCTGGACGGGCATCTCGACTAACGTATTCATAGCCAAGACCGACACCACCACGCGCTACTACTGGGTCAAGATCCGCACACCCGATGGCGGCGTGTCCGATCCAGAGCCTCCGGTCAATGGCGTTCCAGCGGGCGCAGCATCACTGCCGAGTGCGCTGTCGCTGTCGGTATCACCTAGCAGTCTTACCACCTCGGGCACGAGCGCGAGCCTCACCACGGCATCTGCTACGGCCACTGCGGTCGGCGGTACGTCACCCTATACCTATGCGTGGACACGGCAAAGCGGATCGACCAGTATCTCGGCGGACAGCGCATCCTCGGCGACCAGCACCTTCACCGGCACGAGTCTCGCCAGCGGCACCACCTACGATGCTGTTTTCCGCTGCACCGTAACCGATAACGTTGCGGCCACGAAAACGGCTGACGTTAGCGTGTCGATCACGCGCACCGTCTTTAGCGCATCGGCCAGCCCTGCGACGTTGGTTAAGATCGTGCAGACCTCAAGCGCGACGACTAACAGCACCACGGTCACGCCGACTGGCGGCACCTCGCCCTATACCTATTCGTGGGCATTGCTCGAGGGCGACACGCTCACGGTCAATAGTCCGACCGCAGCGACTACAACATTCAGCAAGACAGGAATGAACACTGGCGAATCGTTCTATTCGACGTATCGGTGTACCGTCACCGATAGCACATCGGGCACCCCGCTGACCGCAACAGCGGATGTGATTATCACCATCGAGCGGAGTGATTGAGGGCGCACACATGATTGATATGTCCAAATTCAAAGTGCCGACAGGTTCGCTGCTGGTAGACGGTGGCTTGGTTGTGGCGCTGATTATCTGGGGCACGCAGATGACCTCGAAACTTGACGCGATCAGCCAACGCCTAGAGAAGGTCGAGCAGACCACGATTCAACCGGAAGCCGATAGGCGCATTGCGGTGATCGAGGCGCGTGTGTCTGATACCAATACCAGGCTGCAATCAATTGAGGCCAAGTTAGACCGCGTGCTGGAGCGTCGATAGATGGACATTTTCGAAATGTTCACCCGCGCATGGCCGGTAATCCTTGCGCTCATCACGCTCATCATTGTGCTGTCGAAGTTAGACCTTCGCGTCGCAA